CTGTCCGCGGCATCTTCAGCTTCCTGCTCTGCATTTGAGTACTGGTCCGTCCCACCTGCCATGGAGTCTATGAAGGACTGGGTTGTGTATTCCATTTCTAGCTGAGAATTTCGTATCTTCGATGCATATTCGTTTAGCTTTGGTGCAAGCTTGTCCATCTGCTCCTGAATCTTTACTTCTAGTTGTGCCCTTTGCTTTACATATAGCTCCTCGGCCTTTCGGGTCGATCCGTAGAATGCATCGTGGACCTCGTCGGTGTTAAATACCCCGAGAGTGAGTGAAGAGACGATACTCGACATGAATGTGGAAGTCTTCTCACCCTCTTTTGCGAATTTTGACTCAACGCCGGCGAAAACGAGAGTAATGAGCGTGCCGAGGACTGGTACCTTCTTAAGAAGCCCGCCGGCGGCGCCGATCCCAGGGGGAATTTTTATACGGGCCATGTTTTTTAGCAAAGATTTCACGGGCTTGAGTCCTTTGACTGTCTGCATGCCTGTGTTTACTGCCTTGCCTGTTCTTTCCGCAAAGGCCGAACCGAATGCCTTAATTTCTCTTCCTTTTCTGAGGCCGGCCTTGCCCGCGCGCGCGAACGTTGGGAAGAATTCTGCTCCTTTTCGAGCCGCGTACTGGCCCATGGGCTTGAGAGGGTTATGACGCAGCAAATGGCTGGAGGTTCCGGCCTCTATCTTTCTTAGGTTCACTCGCATAGAGTTGTTGTAAGTTTTGATAAATTGCGCGTCGTAGGCGGCGGTGCCCTTTGCGCCGGCGACGGCTTTGGCTGTTGCCGCGGCGACCTGCTGTGCAGACTTTTCTGCAGATAGGATGGCTTGCGCTGGGGATCTACCGAATATCATGTTCTGAATCAATCCCGAGTTTTTGGCTCCTTTGGCTCCAGAGGCTGCTGCTGCTGCAGCTCTACCTCCTTTCCAGAGACCCGAACCGACTTTGGTACCTAGCTTAACTGCACCGCTAATCATGCCGATCGGATTTATCATTAATCCTAGAAATCCTGCCCCCATAAGCAGATCCATAATACTTAGTTCGCTAAAGGCAGTTTTTAGTGCATCTATGAGTGCGTCGGCGAGGTCTTTGCCTATCTTATCGAAAACTCGCGCCGCGGGCCCGGACGCGTCTTCGTATGCAGTTAGCAAATTACTGATTGGACTGTTCTTTCCCGTGAAGAGAGATGAGAAAGGCTTTAGTATGTCCATAATTGCCTTACCAAAACTGCTGCTACCGAGGCCGTCCTCAATCTTTTTCATTAGAACCTTGACAATAGCTTTTATTCCTGCGAAAGGACCCTTTTCTTTATGTGCCTGCTTCTCAACCTCTTTCATGAAGCTTCCAAAAGCCTCCAGCGCAGGAACAACTAATCTGTTGATGATAGTGCCTAAAAAGGAGGCGATGACCCTAGATGCTGCGGTAAGGAACGATTTGAGGCCGGTCATGATTCTTTTTACCGCTTTTCCAGATCCGCCAAACCCTTTTCCGACTGCAGAAGAAAGGCTGTCAACAAGAGAGCCAAAGTCCTGATCTTTAAAGAATTTCGTGAGGGCAGGTTCTACCTTTGAAATAAACGCAGTGAAATTTTCCGGTCGTAGCAGGTCACGAATGCCTCCCAGCAAGTCTTTGATGCCTGGGAACACTCTCATAAAGGTGTCCCCGACGCGCCGGCCAAAGTGTCTCATCTGTAAAAGACCCTTTTTAATGTCTTTGAAGACTCCTCGCATATCCTCGGATCTTAGAATTCCTTTCTCGAATCCTTTTACAAAAGCGTCAAAGAAGCCCGTAACCTTTGGTCCGGACATTGTCTGAATTAGACGCTTGATTCCCTTTGCTAGATCTTGCAGAACTTCTTTTTGAGATTTTTGCGATTTTTGAGCCTTTTTAGCGTTTTTGGCGATGTTGGCGTAGTTAATCCCTTGTTTGTTGGCTGCAAATGCGGCATCCAGCTGTGGACCCTTTAGGTCTGTCAAACCTGACAAATATTGTCGCTGCTGGTAATTCATGTCCTTTAGATTGTTTCCAGCTTTGAAGAACGACTCCCGAAGTATGTCAATTTTTTCTGCCGGATTCTGAGCCTTCATTAGACTCATGGCATCGATGTTCATTCCAAATTCTTGTGCCATTTTTGATGCTGCTTCAGTCGTGTCTTGAAAGCCTGAGAACTTGCTCATGATGCCCGACATTGTCTTAATCTCGAGACCTAGCTTTCTTGCGTAGGCAGCTATGGGAGCGAACGACTCGGCACCCAGGTGACCAAAGCTTTCTACATCTAGGCTGAGCTCTTTCATTCCCTTGGCCATGTCTTTGACACCAATTCCAAATTTGGATGCGGTCTGTTGAGCTATTTTGCTGAAGTTGGTCATGTACTTCTCTATGTCACCTCCTCGGGACTCAACGATTGCAGCAAGCTCACCGTACTCTTCTTTAGAGACTCCGAGACCGCGCTGGAATATTATATTCTTGGATCCCATGCTAACAAACTGGCTCTTCAGCCTTGCAAAGTTATCACCCATGGCTCCGCCGAGCTCATTTAGATCTTTGAGCATTGCAGCTCGACCTTCTCGACCATAGCCAAAAATGTTTCTAATAGAGATACCAGACGACGCGAGATTTCTGCCCTCAGATCTTATCTTCTTAAAGGTACTGATGATTGCCTTGCCCGGTCCGGAGGCAAGATCACCGAACACATCTCGCACTTCTTCGTAAGCCTCTGCCAGCGGCCGGCCGCCGCCACCTTGTTGTGCTAAATCAACAAGTGTTCCAAACAGCTTGAAAGGAAAAGCGATAATTGAAAAAGCAGTCTTTAGGATTGAGGCGCCGATATTCAAGACAGCAGCACCGACATTCTTGAATATCGAGAGACCTCCTGACATTGCCCCCTTTAGAAGATCAAACCCTACACCGAGAAGATTAAATGACTTCGAAGATGATTCGGCGGCATCGGCGGCATCTTCCAGCGCATCTTCTAGCTCTTTAGCGTTATCAACACCATCTTCTATGGCATCGTTGTTAGATTTGATTGCACTCGTCATATCCCTGATGCGGCGTGTAGCCTGGGGATTGGCAACTGTTTGGCTTATTTTCCCTGCAATGTCAGACTGGGTCGAAAGAAGCTTATTTTGCTGTTCCAGCAAAGAAACTCTTTGCTTTATTGCTTCATTTAGCTCGTGCTGAAGCTTTACTTGTTGAGATAGATCCGCCATACTCTCTAAATATCACGAAGTTGAATTAGGTGAAACGCCTTAGTTTGGCCGGGACTTGATTTCTTTGATATCCTGTCATTGATCTTGTGTTGGCATCGTTTGTGTGCGCAGCTCTTGAGTTTGCGCCCTTCGACTGGTCCATCTCTCTTATAGTTCTTTCAAGAAACCACTTTCTCTGCCAGACAGGGAGGTTCATACACTCTTGGTATGTGAAACCCATGTAATACATAAGAGAAAAAATAGGCTCTAGGAATATATCTTTATCATCAGGCGTCAGGCCAAAAAAAGGTGGCGCCAATTGGCAAATTCACCTCGCTCTGCTCGTAGCAGCTTTCGCACGTCATCCAGGCCTTCATTTCAATTCCAGGTTCATTGTCATCCATAAACTTGCGTAAGCTTCGGCTGTCTCTTGCTGGCATGTTTTTTATGAAAGTACCAATTTTATTTTTGTCTACTACTCCATCGATTGACAAGATGGAGTAGTGCAATCTCTTGGTCACCATGTTGTCAACATCGCCGCCTAGCTTCTTTTTCTTTCTACGATCAGCCTCTAGACTCATATTAGTCTCGTCTTTTCCTGTTAGAAATTTAAACACTAAGCTTTTCTTTGAAACAGGAAGTGTATAATCAAAAGCATTTTCCCCAGGATTGATAGTGGGAATCTCAAGACGCTTAATGGGCAAATCTGATAGTTGAAAATCCTGCTTTGATCTTTCATCACATTCCGGACAACTTACTTCCACACTATACTCAGAACCATAGCCGGTGATTCGAATAGCTGTCATAAGAGCATTTCGATCTCCTGAGATTAGATTGTCTACGTTGATTGTCTTGTCGACGATACATGATCTTAAGAGAGATGAAATAACTGTCCCTTTCTTAATAAGCGCTCGGGAGGTTAGAATATCTTCCTCTCTTGCTGTCATAGCTCTGATCTCTATAGTAGTTCTGTTGTGAGATGAGCTATCTGGCGGATAAACTTTGCCTTCGGAAGGGAGGGGCACTGAGTCTACAGGAACCTCCATATCGAAGTCATCTTTCATGACATTACGGGTTGAGAAACCCTGGGTCTGAGCTTGCTGGGCAGTGAAAACTGCATTTCCTTCTCTGTTTTCTGACATTTTGTCTCCTAAAATATTTCGAGGTGCTCTCCAATTATTATTTTATTTTGAGACAAAGTGTAAAAAAAAAGGCCGGATAAAAATCCGGCCTTTTGAACTGCACAGCTTTATTTTCTCAGTACTGCAACACACAGTTATCGAAACGCATTGTTAGAGAGATTTCTGAGGGATCAGAAGCTCCATAATCAAGCGAACCGAAGTCAGCGGCTGTCAAGAAAGCGCCCTTGATATCCCAGAGCTCTACGACTGTTCCAATTGGATCAAGCATTTTCAATTGTACATCACGCTTATAGAAGTCTGCATATCCTGCACGACCTGAAACGGACTCAAAGTGAGTTCTGACCCACTCCATCACCTGCTGCGCGCCCGAAGGGGCAATAGGATCGTGAAGGGTAACAGACATAGTCTCAAACGATGCCTTTCCGGCGATATATCGTTTGTGATTGATAAAAGGAATCTCGACTTCTTCAATTGAGATATTTGGTCGTGATGCCGTCTTTACGATGAAAGCGTCGATGCCCTCAATAGCTAAAACCCACCTAAACTGTCTTTTGGGCTCAAACTTATTTGGTAGCATATCGGTTACTGCAAGTGTCTCTGCCATTTTAATCTCCTAGCTGTGCATATAAGTATGCAGTTCTTGTTCTTAGATGTTGTTGCTTACAACAAAATCAAGTGACACAAATTCTATTGCACGTGTTGGCTGTAAGAATATCCTACCGCGAATCGTGTTGTTCTCGATATCCGCCTGTGTCGTGGTAGTAGTATCGATAATAACTCTAAATCTATCCAAGCCGCCCTGGGCTTGAACATCTGCCAAAATTGGCTGTACTCGAGCCTGGAATGCTGCAATTGTCGCCGCTCTATTTGGCTCGAAGAGGAATGTTCTTGCGACATCCCTAACTTTTCTTCTAACGTCGATAAGAAGACGACGTACGTTGACTCTATCAAGCGCACTTTGTGCTGCAAGAAGTGTCTTCTGACCGAATACCGTCACACCTGATGTCGATGTAACATCTCCGATGATTGGGTTAATATCAGCACTGTAGAGATCATCTCTGTTCTGCTGTAGAAGCTCAACTCCCGGATAAAGTGCCGAGGATAGAGCGCCTCTAGTAAATCCAGCCGGAGCAAACCATGGGAATGCAACAGCATCGTTTAGAGAGAATGCCCCAAGAACCACAACTGAGGGCGGAACTTTTACGTTCGTTCTAGTCGCAGGATCGGTTACAATCACATCTGGGAAGTATGCCGCTGCGAATGAGGTGTCGAGAGCTCTTCCGGAGAATCTGTTGATTGTATTTACAACGCTTGGTATCTGGAGAGATGAGGTGATAAAGGTGCTAACCTCATCTTTCTCTTCAACATCCATGATGTACAGAGCATCGAACCTTCTTTCGGTCGCCTCTGTTGCAAAATCAGTAATCGACGGATGTCTTATACCCGGTATTGCGAGGATCTGTATGTCGACGTCCTGCTTAGCTTCCATCAAGTCAACAGCCTTTCTGTATGCTCCGACTGTGGGTCCGTTTTTACCGCCCTGATTCGAGTCATCCATCTCTCTACGAGCAGCTGCATCGCTCATCTCTGATTTATCAGTGTCGAAGATGTTGACACCGTCGGAGCCACCGATAAGCGGGAAGGTAAACTTCAGGAACTTCTGGGTTGGTACATGAGAGAAATCTTTGGATGGATCGAGGAATCTCGAACCAATTCCAACCGTTCCGTCTCTATCTTTCATTCCTGATGCTGCAACACCGTTTCTTCGGTACCTTGCAGCTGACCACTGCTGATTATCGGGTCGATTATCGGACGATGTAATAACCTCAACTCTCTCGAGTGTAAAGAGGTTATTGTTGAATTTGTCGGCATCCAGAATTGAGCCACCGACATCAGCTGCGCCGGCATTGTCGCCGACCCAAGCATTCTGAATTGACGTCATGTGAGTCGCAAAGTGCTTCGAGAAAGACAGTAGAGATGCATCTATCTTATCATTACTGTTAGGCTCTGCAGGGTTTGTCTTGTTCTCAAATTGTATACCCCAGGTGAGAGTTGAATCAACGTTCTGCCTAGGTGTAGTTCCGACTGCGATTGAATTTCTTAGCGGTATTGGCGGTTGTCGTACATTTGCAAACATGATCTTCGCGTCATTGAAAGACCCTGTGAGAAGACTTGTGGTGTTTTCAGAGAACGATCCTGTTAAGATCGAAGAACCAGTAACAGACGAATCTGATGTTGATCCCGATGTAACGAGATGGAATAAGCCTCTAAAGCCTGTCGGTAGAGCAGATGCATCAACCGATCCGTTGTCCAGCTCTGTGCTTATTTCCGCTCTAACAAAGTTTGAAACGTTAGCGTAATCACCGGCAACTACAATTTTCTGTGCGCCTGAGGCTGCATCGAAATCAAAGAAGGTGTTTCTATCACCAACTCTTTTTGCAATATAGTTGTCAGAAGTCGGATCAAGACTACAGCCTCTGAATGATTCAACAACCTCGGGATTTCTATCGTTGTCCATGAAGCGTCTGATCAGAACATCGAACGTTCCGTACTTATTGCCGGCCTTGCTTGATGCCTTGATGTTTTCAATTGTTACCTTGAACTCACCACTACCAATTGTACCATCAGATAGTGTATGGAACTTGAAAAGATCGATATTTCTTGCACCGAACTTCTGCGATACGACAAAAGGAGAGAAGGCTGTAGTAAATCTGTCTTCAAAGTTTTCGAAATTTGGCTTACCGATTGCTGTGGAAGAACTAGCTGTCCCTGCGTTTCTGCCAGCAGACGAGGAAAGTAAGAAGGCGACAGGCTCTCCGTTGTGTGTTTCAAACACCAGCGATGGATCAAGCTGCCCTGAGCCTGTTACAACAGCTATGCTCTTTGCAAGATCATAGTGCGAGTATAGTAAGTGACCTGCATCTTCAATCTTTGTTGGGTCTGTATTGAAAACGTTTACAAAGTAGCTTGGTGAATCCGGGTCAAGTGAAGCGGTTAAAATATTGCTATGTGTGTCATTTGTCGCGAGGCCGTTTACATACATTGCAAATTCGTATGTTGACAAATTAACATGACCGAAAGATGAACCTGCGTCCTTGCTTGTTGCAAAAGTTCCAAACGCTGCTTTATCTCCACTTGGCGCTTGATTGGCATCTATCGAGTTACTAAGACCTAGAATGATACCAGAGGCAGCCATTAGAACGCCTCGGACGATCGGATAAGCCACATTGTCTCCAGCAGTTGCGATGCCTGAATCTGTAAACAGAGTTGAGCCATTAGACTGCGACATAAGAGCTGACAAGAAATATGTCCTGCCAAGCGGTGTCTGATCCTGCCTTGTGCCAGCTTTGGTGTTGTGACCGAGTAAACCGTTTTCTTGAACCTGCTGAGAACCGACAAGAAAGCCCGAATTTACAACTCTACCGATATTGGTGCCTGCTGTAGTTCTTGCTTTTCCGCTGCCGACACCTAGCACACGAACGTAAGTTCCGGCTCCTGCATTTCGAAGCCACTCTCTCATAGCAATCGGACCAAACTTTTTACCGTCCGAATTTCCAAAAACAGATATAAAGTCCTGGAACGTAGCTACAGTCACCGGTACAAATGCGGGGCCCCTAACTGCGGTCCCAATAACACCGGCTGGAACTCCTGTGGGTTCGATCTGGGTAGGGCCTGAGAGATCTATCTCTCTTGTGACCACACCTGGACTAACTGGGAATGTTAACTCTGCCATTTTTTCTCCTACCTATATCTATATAGCACTTATGCAAATGTTACGCCACTGTTTGTGATTATAAAGTCTACCGAGATAAACTCAACAGCGCGAGTTGGTACAACTTGTATTGTTCCACGAAGTCGGTTTTGTTCGATATCTGCAGTGGTATTATTTGTTTCATCACACACGACCTTGAAAGCCTCGATTCCTTGGCCAGCCTGGACGATTGTTAACTGCTGAACTGTATCAGCAACGAATTTTGCTCGAGTTGATGAATTATTCTGCTCAAACACGAGTCGTTGGGCGATGCCTCCAACTCTGCGCTTGACGTCTAATAGCATTCTTCTAACGTTGATTCTATCGAGGGCACTTTGTGCGACCTGTAGAGTCTTCTGTCCGAAGATTACGAATCCTGCTCTTGGAAAAGTAGCTATAGGATTGATGCGTGAATCGTACAGATCGTCTCTATCATTTGATGATAGTCTGTTTTCAACATTGTTGACAAAGCCGAGTGATCCCCTATTGAATCCAGCCGGAGCAAACCAGACCTCTTGATTCTTATCATTGAAACCAAGTGCACCGAGAGCTGCAATTGAAGGTGGAACCTCAACAACTCGATTGTTTACATTATCATCAATGTTAACATTCGGGAAGTAAGTTGCAACGTAGTTGTTATCAATAGCTCTCGATTCGAACTGATCAATGGTCTTAGCAACATTTGATCTCTCAGATGAGTCATCGTACAGTCGATTTGAGTTCTTGTCATACTCCGGAATATCCATTACGTACATGGCTAAATTATAAGCCTTTGTCTGATCAGCTGCGTGATCTGTGACATATGAATCTCTAACACCCGGCACTGCCAGCAGATTGATTCGAGATGTAACAGGATTTGTTATTATCTCAATTCCTTTTCGGTAGGAGGCCACCTGATTGTTTCTTCTTCCGTTACCTGATGGGTTTAGATTTAGCCCGATGTTCTGTGATGCTGCGCTTTCAACATTCTTTCCGCCGGCGTCTGCCGAGAGCGATCTGTCTCTAAAGAAGCTCATGTCGGTATCAAGTATATTAACACCATTAAAGCCTCCGTAGAAGATGTTGGTGTATTTGGCAAAACCGGTAAATCTGTTGAACAAAGCAGAGGATGTTGCGTGCAAAGTAGCCAGCGTAACTCTAGTGCTCATTGCCCCATCACCAACAGTATAAGTTGTTGAATCGGGTTCGCCGTTTCTTACATATGCAGCCTGCAACATGTGCTCGCTAGCTGTTCCTGTGACTGCTGTTACGGCTGCAGCTAGTGTCGACGCCTGCTGTCGAAGGGCAACTCTTGCCAGAGTAAACTTGTTGTTGTTGAAAGCATCTTTACCAGATCCAGTAACGAGAGCATCTAGTTTTTCAATGCCCTGGAATCGGGTATAGGCCCTGACGAGAGGATTGATTCCAGCTCCGATGTTTGTATTGAGTGCTGCATTCGATATGCCAAGCACAGAATCTGTCGAAGATGAAACCGGCATTGGAGAGCATTTGACTCCCCAATAAAATCTACCGTCAACTCTTTCATCATCTCCCGGCTCACCAAGGTATGTACCGTCGGTCTTCACCGCACCACGTGTCACCTTGACTCTGTATGGAAGCGGAGGAGCAATTGCACCGGTAATCGTGAGGTGAGTGCCGGCATCGGAACCACCGGTAAAGGCACCATCTGTGGCTGATCCGGCTCCCCCAATATTATAGTTATCAACATTGGATACAATGGCTCTTTCGCCATCTATGCCGGATGTGTTCTGTGTTATTACCATGGTGTACGGATCACTACCGGCGGGCGAACCAACAGTAACCTTAGCAGCAATGCTGCTGGCTTCAATTGCTGTCTTTAGGTCGGCAAAACCATGCGATGAACCATTTCTGTTAAAGAGGGCAGTTGTAGCTGTTCCGTCAGTAGATGCGGCGGCCTGGAAAGTTTTCGATGTACCGTCAGTAGTTATAATGATTAATTGTTTTCCACTTGTAGGGCCGTTGGTTGCGGTGATTGTCACGCTTGCAGCTTGACCTTCTAAGCCGGGTCCGCGTGATAAACGATCTATAGATCCACTTTGTCCAAATGCCTTGCCGCCAAAAGTAAGGGCTGAGCCGCCGTCTGTTAACGTGTTCGTAGTCTTTAGAGCCGGAATTCCTCTAAACCCAAACGGTAATGAATCTTTTGGAACCTGCTCATCTGTGACCTGAGCTTTCATGACAATTCGAACTCTTGAAGATACGTTGGGGTACTTACCTGTGACGACTAATCTTCTTTCGTCAGGATCTTCCTGATCAAAATCGAATCTAACTTTTTTGTCACCAACTAATCTTGCGATATATCGATCTGAGTTAGGATCTAGCGAACAGTTTGGATATCTTTCCAGGATCGCTGAGTTACCGTCGCTGTCATCAAACGATCTGACCTGGACCTCGAATGATCCATAAGGTTGCTTTTCATTTGTTGAAGCCTTTAGACCCGCAACTGATATCTTGAATTTTTCATTTGCGTAAACACCGTCGTCGATAGTCTCAAAATGGAAAAGATCGTATTCGGCTGTTCCATATGGCTGAGATATGAAAGACGTGGTTCTTGGGGTCGTGTATCTCGTGTCAAACCTTCCAAACAGTGTCTCGTAAGCGTTCGAAAGAGGATCATTTGCACTTATCAGATCTGAACCGGAAAGAACTGAAACACCCCGGAAAGATCCACTTTGAATTACCGGAGCGAGATCGTGTTCCACAGCGAAATCACTGTAGAGAAGATGTTGTTCTTGCTGAAATCTGAGTGGGTTAGTATTTAATACCTTGCCTATGTAAGCACCATCATTGGGATCAAGCGAAGCAGTTAAAAGTCGAATTCCGGCGAAGTCTTCATCACTGCCAAAGCCATCACCTGCTGAAGAGCTAAGAACGATCTTGAAGTATTTCTGCTCGGTTAGAGCTGATCCATTAATGTTGCCTACTTTTACGGCACCTCTAGCGGCTGAATAGCCGGCGTCGTTATCAGCAAGAAGCATTCTTGTGCCAGAAGCTAGAAAGACGACCCCTCTCAGAAGGTTTATCGCATTTGTATCATTAATGCTAGCGTTGTCAGTAAAGATTGGAAAACCATGAGCCTCATCAGCAACAGCGTTATGTCTAGCGACAATAAACTGTGTCGTTCCCTCAGATGAAGTAAACTTTGATGTGTCCTCAGCTTTCGATCCAGATAATCTGAAGCCTGCGTTTGAAACAATACCAGCATTTCGAGTGTTGCCAATCTGTACGGCTGTCTCGTTTGCGCCAGCGCCCAGAACTCTAACGTATGTACATGCCGTTCTGTGTTCTAGCCATTTTTGTACCGCATATGGTCCAAATTTCTTAGGGTCTAACGATCCAAACCTGGTTTCAAAATCCGCAATGGATCCCACAGTTACGGGAACGAATGCTGGACCTTTCTCAGATGTACCCACAACTCCGGCCGGTATGCCAGTTACCTGGGCACTACCTCCAGAGAGGTCGATTTCCTGATCGAAAAATCCAGGCGATCTAAATGTTTGCTCAGCCATGTCTTCTCCTGTTCGTTTACTTACGAAGCTCTAGTGTAAGTATCTTATTAACTTCAACTTGTCTCATTGATTTCAAAAAAATAGTAATTGTTTGTTCTCTAAATAACCTCACGATAGACAGTTTCACCATTTCTACTTGTTCTTGTCTTTACGTAAGATCTCGTATCTTCTGTATCTCCGGTGAAGGGGTTCCTTTCTTGGACGATAACTTCGGTTCTTCTTGGCGTTCCGCTGCCTCCCCTCTCCTGAGATCCACTGACAAAATTTGCAGGAAATGCAACTATATCGTTTGTTGTTCCCCCGATAAGAGCAGTATCTTCTTGACCCAGGTTGCTGACTCCCGGCTGACGAGGGTCTGTTGAAGCTCTATTTGGAACACCGCCAATTGACTGTCCGGGTAGTGGTGCTTCGATGCTTCTGTTATCAAGGATATAGTCCTCAACTCTTCCGCTCGGTATGTTAGACGACTTCGGATCAACCTGGACCTCTCCGTTTACAAAATCCATTTCAAATGCAACTTGGGGGGAAGAGAAGGTTCTTCTTATTCTATTTGGAGCCCCGGGATAGGTTTCTCCTAAAAGATATCCCGGAACTTTAAGCGTAAAGCTCGTTCTTACTATTCTTTCGTCGTCAGTAAAGTCGTCGAAATTATTTCCGGGAGTGAAGTTTGAATCCAAGTAGGCAACAAAAGTGTAACCTTTTTCTGTCTCAAGTCTAAATGATCTGCCAGAATAGCTTTGCATATTGGAAGAGATAGCCATCATAAGATCGTTCATCTGCTGAACGTACTGTGCCCATATTGTTATCTCATAGGTAGCTGTTATAAATTGGACGGGAGGCATCTCAATAACTTCAATTATATTGTTATCTAAATCTTCTTTCAGAAGATTTCCCCTCCTAACACCCATGGGAATTTGTGAACTAGTTCTTCTTGAGGCGACTCTTCCCGCCTTAGCTCCCGTCTTGTTTTTTGTTGTTGTTGTAATAAATGCACTTTCATCGGGCATATCGTCAGAGCTTTGTAAGCCTTGCTTGTTTATTATTCGCTGGTATTTTGCATCTTTTCTAGAGATCTTTTTTCTTATTATGTGGGGCACAGTCTGATTTGATGCCAATCCCATCTCGTTCTCAGATGTAACAGAGGCTCTCATTATCGATAAGACCGGTAAGATCAGAGCGTTATTTTTGTCTCTTAGTGGCTTTTTTCTTGCTATTAGTGCAAATCTTTCGCCTGCAGCGAACACCACAGGAACTCTTTTTGTCTGCTTTCGATACGTGTAATGCATCGGCAAACTGCTATCAAACAAGTCGAAAACGCCGCGGTCGATGTCTTCAATCGTACAGCTAGGAAGCTCCAGAGATGCGTCTGAGGTGTTTTCTCCAACAGTTGGTGTAGTACCAGGTCTTTCTGCTTCTAATGTCTCTCTCGTGCTCATAATTAGCTCTCACCATAAAATGAAGATTCTATACCTTCAGGATCTGCTTTTTTTGATACTTCGGCTGGGCCGCTAATTGGCTTTTCTAAAACTCCCTTTTCCTGCAGGGCTCGAATATCACCTGTCGTGCCTAGGCTATTTTCCTCAAAACCTCTCTGCTGGACGAAAGTTTCTTGAACTGATCCCTCGTCTGTGTAGCTCTCAGATGTGGGACCGTTTGGAGTCTTTTGAATTTGTCCCATGCGTGCTTGTTTTCCAACAATCTTTATCCCCATTGAGTGTTCAATTTGTCCATATATGTGGGATTCTACTTGTTGCTGTATTATTTCAAAAAATGTTGCGTCATATGAAAAATAATCTCCGATTCTAACATCTATATCACGATCAAGAAGGTCTCTATTATGTAAATAGACTTCTATACTGTAGTATTCTTCTGCACCATATCTGTTGATTCTGTTAGACTCAGGTTGATACTCGACCCGAGCCTCTATCTCTATTGGGGGATTAAAGACTTTCTCTACTGCCTCTTCGTAGATGTCATGCACTTTTGTAACATCATTTCTGATTGAGTAATAGAATATCTTTTGGCCAACAACATCTTTTATAATTTCTTTGTTTAGGTCGTTGATAAAGTCTATCTCTCGAGAAGTAAGGAAAAGTCTTGACATTACATTATCCTATGAAGATTGCTTTTCCGTTGGGAATCGGAATCTTTTTCAGTATATTTGTAAGACTATCTGAGGCTGCAGCTTCGTCTTCAAGCATCTTACTGTAAGTCAGCTCCTCTAACATCTCTGCCAGCTTGGTCCTTAAGTTTTCTTTTTCTTCTCTTCCTTGCGATATTAGATCAGAACCATTTAGTTGCAAATCTCCGCCAGGAATCGGAATGGTAGAAAATTTGCCTCTTATGAGTCCCAGCAATTCCTTGGACAGCGCTAGTGAGTACTGTCTAACCCATTGCCTTCCCACAGAGTTTATTCTTGAAAACTTAAGGTTTCCAAAAGGAACATTTGACATATTAGAGACGCCGTATATTCCTGGATCATTAATTCCTGGATTCATCGGATCCGGGGTAAACTGCACTCGTATCCAGAGCTCTTTTGGGTCTGCTTCTGTGGGCTGCGGGAAGACTCGAATATTCTTG